CGATGAAATAGCAAACAATCCTGTACTACAGAAAACGGAATATGGTCAAGTTGTAATTCAATTAGCATCTTATATTATTTCCGGTGAGCATGTTCAGTTGCCTCCTGAGTTTTTAACTAAAGAAAAAGAAAAAGAACGCAAAGCCATTGTAGACTATGCAGGTGAGTACTTAGGTGTATTAGCATTATTATATGAACGCAGTCGTTTTCCAAGAAAGAAACAATTTATTGAATGGTTAGGCGCAGGTATCGGTGAGCTTACGCTTAATTTCCCAAGTGCCGCTAACAATAACATTGCAGATAGTTATGCAACTATCACCAATCCTAACAATAGTCATAGTTTAAACATATCTAGTAAAGGTACAGGTGGTGGTGCTGCCCCAGCTATATCAGGATTAAAAATTAGTGATGATGTAAAACGTAATCCAAAATTAAAAAATGCAGTTAAGTTAATTGAGTTATGCCAAGCAGGCAAAACTGAAACAGGTCCTAGCACAATCGTACAAGCATTTACCATAATGGATTTTTTATACAAAAATTATTCTGCTGGTGTACCCAAAGAATGGCATAAAGTTTTACCATTTGCAAGCAAATCACCAAAATTAATGCAACAATGTATTGATAGTATTAATAGCGTGAAAGACGGCGGGGAACCACTAAGATTAGCTAAAGTATATCAACCATTAATAAACGATATCAATAGCGCATCTGCAACTGATGGCGGTAAAATGGTTTATAAGATTAAGAAAACTATTGCACAACTAGTTAACGGTAAAGCAGTCGTCCCAGAATTCGCTGATACTATTTTACAAGTATTAGAAATGAATTTTATTCAACAATATACTGACTATCATAGTAATGGTGAAATTACATTTGCTACACAATGGCCTTCAAAACTAGAAGGTGTTGTTACTATGGAAAATAAAAGTAGTGCAGTAGAACCTAGTAGTGCTGGCTTCAGTTTTAAATTGGGTCGTAGTTCGGAAGATTATGAAGATATGGGTCCAAATGGTGAAACATCAAATGATGATTTGACTCCTAGCTTTGATGAACCAAATGTACAACAAGCTGCTGAACCAACAAAGGTTAACAAGCTAAGTCAACGTGTTCAAAATACGGGTGATGTTGGTCGTGGCAAACAGGGTATAACCAAGAAAAGAACTTGACAATAACAACAGTTTCTGTTAAAATAGTTATTATTTTATATAGGAACTTATATGGCACTAGTACCAATCGTTGTTGAAACCACTTCAAAAGGTGAGCGTAGTTATGATATCTATTCACGTTTAATGCGTGATCGGGTAATCTTGTTAGAGGGCGAAGTCCATGATCAAATGGCAAATCTTATTGTAGCCCAATTACTATTTTTAGAAAGTGAAGATAGTAACAAAGACATTCATTTATATATCAATAGCCCAGGCGGTAGTGTAACTGCTGGTATGGCAATCTATGATGCAATGCAATTTATTCAACCTGATGTATCTACTATTGTAATGGGTCAGGCATGTAGTATGGGCAGTTTATTAGCACAATCAGGTGCACCAGGTAAACGTTTTATTCTTCCAAATGCAAGACATATGATTCATCAACCGAGCGGTGGTGCACGTGGTCAAGCAACTGATATGTTGATTCAGGTTAATGAAATCATTGAGATGAAAAAGAGTTTAACCAAAATCTATGAAAAGCACAATACTGCTGGTAAAACATTTATTCAATTATCACAGGATATGGAACGTGACTTTTTTATGAGTGCGCCAGAATCGGTTGCATATGGTCTAGCGGATAAATTGCTTGAAAAGCGTATTCCTACTAGTGTTGTAGAATAACAACAGGTGTTGCAGAAATGCAACACCCAAAATTTGACAACAATTCAGTTTGGGTCTATAATACATGTATTGATTCAGAAAAGGAAATAAAAATGTTTGCAAATACACTTCAAGTTCGTTCAGTTATAAATTCAGTTTATAAAATGTTTAACGTAAAACCAGGTAGTACTTACTCTGATAAAACGTCTGAAATTTTTCCTGAAAAACGTAGTGTTGTTTATGTACTACCTTTTGCTGAAGATATAAAAAATAAAGAAATTATTGATACAGTCAAACTAAAATTAAAAGAACAAGGTTACAGTAATCATGTAAAAGTTACAGGTTGTTCTAGTTTTAAAAATGGTTTGTACTTACGTGTTATTTCAGAAATCCCAAGAGTTTAATTATGAACAGAGTACAAGAAAAACTAGCCGAGCAACTTTTTATTAAAGTAACAAAAGGTATTGCAAAACCTAAAAAAATTGCAATAATTTATCGTGGTAGATTGATAGCAGGTAGGTCAAGTTTACATAAAACTCCCCAAGCACGTAGATGGAATACGTTAATAAGATTTAGACTTAAACGATTACAAGACACTTCAAGGATAGTATAATGAAATTATTTTTAGAGACAACTAAGTGGGAATCTAATACTCCCAATCACAGTTACTTTCTTAGTGATGACAAATCTAAGATGTATGCTTATGTCCCTAAAGGTAAAAATGAAGTGCGTAAAGTTAAGGCTTTTATCAGATTTGATACAAGAGGTCGTACATTCAAAGAGATTCCTAATACTTACAATTTTACTATTGAAGAAACTACTAACCCAAATCGTTGGGAAGTTACAGGTAGTAAAGGTGACTTATATATCGTGACCAAAGTTGAAAACGAGTATACATGTACATGCAGTGGTTTCAAGTTTAGAGGTCAATGCAAACACGTTAAGGAGTTTATGAAATGAATAACAGTTTACAACATTTTCTTAGGAAACCACGTCATGAATGAAAATATTAAACAACTACAAAACACCGCAGGCATTCAAGTAGTGAGAACCCTAATGCGTGGTGATGAGAATACAGAAGTAAAACTCATGCTGACCCAAACACAGTTGGACAAGTTCGCCGAGTTGATTGTCGGGGAATGTGTTGACATTATCAATCATCGTGCCGATACAAGTGCCGATTATTTAGACAGCAACAAGGCAAATGAACACGCTCGGCAAGTCCAACGAGATTGTGCTACTACAATTAAACAACATTTTGGAGTTAAAGAATGAATAACAGTTTACAAATTTTCTTAGGTGGTGTTGTTATAGGTGTAGTAAGTTTTGCAGGTCTATTAGAATTAATTCCAACTAGTGGTCATTCACAATACACAAAGGCTATTCAGGAATGTGAGGCAACATTGCCAAGAGACCGTCATTGTCATGTAGTTGGTGTACCCAACGAGACGGAAGAAATACATTATCATAGGCCGTTTTAATATGTTAGATTTATTTGTGGATGCAATGACTATTGTTATATCATTATATATGATAGTGTTTTTAGTATGGTTGACAAAAATTAGTATTGATGATAGAATGAGTAAAGGTGAAACTCTTGGTCAAGCAATCAAGGGTGTTATTAAAGATATTTTTTGGATAACAAAGGTAGGTAAATGAAACATTTTTTAAATTATTTACAATGGTTGTTTAAAGACTTTGATTACTGGAATATTGTTATACTAGTAAGTATAGTTAGTAATATACTAGCTTTTATATTTTCCATAAAAGGTAATGAAAGTACACAACAAGCATTTACAAATATTGGTATGATATGCTTAATAGTATATATGGGTAGAATTGCATACGTATTAGGCAAGATGAATTATGAAAGATATAGAGCTGAACAAAAAGAAATGTGGGAAAAACTAAAATGAAATTGTTATTAGGTAGTGACTTACACTTAGAATTTGCAGACTTACAACTCAAGCCTGAATGGGTAGGAGATGTATTGATTCTTGCAGGTGATATTTGTGTAGCCAATGACCTAACAAAGTTTTATCCAGGTGACATGAGTGGTGTAGAATATAGAGGTGAAAGATTTTATAACTTCTTTTTAAGATGTAGCAAAGCATATAAAGATGTAATTTATGTAGCTGGCAACCATGAACACTACAACGGTGATTATGCTGATACACTTAAAAATTTGAAAGCATGTCTTTCACACATGACTAATATTCATGTATTGGACAAGGAAGCAATTACTATCGGTGACGTAACATTCATCGGTGGTACTCTTTGGACTGACATGAATAATGAAGATCCAGATACATTAGAATATGTTGCTAGTCGCATGAATGACTTCCGTCGTGTTACTAATAGTAACAGAATGGTTGAGCATAAGTATCCACAGTATTCTTTAAAGGATAACGGTGAACAGGATCGTGATAAAGTTATTGGTTGGGATAGGGTACTAAGACCTAGTACTTTTAGTACTACAGATGCAGTTGCCGATCATAAACAAATGTTAGATTTTATTCATACAACCGTTTCTAGTGATCCTAGTAAAAAGTATGTGGTTGTAGGTCATCATTGTCCTAGCAAACTATCTACTAAGCCTCAGTATGAAAAAGATGTATTGATGAATGGTGGCTATAGTTCTAAACTAGATGACTTTATCATCAATCATCCTAGCATCAAACTATGGGTGCATGGTCATACACATCATACTTTTGATTACATGATCGGTGATACCAGAATTGCATGTAATCCAAGAGGTTATGTTGGTTATGAGGTCCATGATGGCGAGTTTGATCTCCAAGTTCTGGAAGTCTAATTGGAAACATATAAGGGTACCTAGTTGCCCTTATGTGTTGCTATTACGAAAAAATTCGTATATAATTCATATACATTGTGAAAACAATGAAATTTTAAAGGAAAACAAAATGACAGTAACAACTAAATCACAAGCCTTAATCGAGGCATTAAAGAAAGGTGAAGAATTAACAGCAAAGCAAATCACACATCGTTTTGGTATTGCTAACCCAACTGCATCAGTAAGCGCATTGCGTTTCAATGGTTATGCAATTTACGCTAACAAGCGTACAAACAAGTTGGGCCAAACCTTTACTAAGTATCGTTTAGGTACACCTAGCCGCGCAGTAGTTGCAGCTGGTTATCGTGCATTGGCTTCACAAGACCTATAATATTTAGGTTTTTAGTTATGAACAAAAGGGCAGTAATGCCCTTTTTTCTATTCAATAAATGCTTTTTGTGTTATAATAGTATATAGGAGATGTTATGAATTGGTTTCACAAATTAATGGACAAGTTAGGACGCTATAGATTAATACCAGATCGTAGAACTGGCACAGACTATATGCACAGATACTATATATTTTTAAAAGACAGAAAGTGGTTCCCATTCAATGTCACATTACATAAGATTGTAAAAAGTGATGACCCTATATTTCATGACCATCCCTGGCCCTATATGACTATTATTCTCAAAGGTGGCTACTATGAGCATACACCAGTATTTAATGATGATGGTATAAAGTTTGCTGAAGTCTCACGTTGGAGAGGCCCAGGTAGTGTTATTATACGTGGATCAAAAGAATATCACTGGTTAGAGTTAGAAGAAAATGGAAGTGCAACTACATTATTCTTTATGGGACCTCAATTACGTGACTGGGGATTTTTAAGAGGATCTAATACTAAAACAGATTGGATTCAACATGAACAATATTTACAGGATGTAAAACAATGAATGATAATTTAAGAGAAGTAATGCTTATTCTACAAGAAGAATGTGCAGAGGTTACACAAGCATTAAGCAAGTGTTTTAGATTTGGCCCTGATCAATTAAAACCAGGCAAAGAACGTACTAACATCAGTATGGTAGAAGAAGAAATCGGTGACTTATTTGCAATGGTAGAATTGTTAGTAGATATGGATGTTGGAGTAACTAATGAAGGTATACAGAATGCTAAAATGCGTAAGTTTGAAAAGTTAAAACAATGGAGTAACCTTACAATTAATAAATAAAATAGAGGTATACATTATGGAAATGTCTGATTTGTGGGCTATATTAGAAATTGCAATTATCTTTGCAATTGGATATCATATCGGTAAGTTTGTTGCTACAGTAGAAATGCTTGAAATTTTTAAGATACTAACCGGTAAAGAGTTTGATGAAGAATACATTGAAAATGCGATAGGAAAGTTAGAAGAAACACCTAGTGACATTCTTACTAAAAACAAAATTCAGTTTTTTGAAACAGAAACGGTAAATGATATTTTATACTTGTATACTAAAGGTAAAGAGCAATTTGTTTGCCAAGCAAAAACACTTGAGGACTTGTGTAAAATGTGTTTTGCCAATAACAAAATCAATGCCATGTTATTGAAACACAATAACGAATCATATTACTACAACGGTTCTATTTTAGAGAAAGTAACAGATGAAAGTTAAAATTGGACCCTTTCCTAATAAAGGTAATCGTAGAAAAATTGACATTCAAATTGAAAAATTTGATACATGGAGTATGGATCATACTCTTGCTATGATTATCTATCCCATGCTATTACAACTTAAAGCAACTAAGCACGGTGTTCCGAATGAGTTTGCAACAGTTGGTGGCGAAGATTATGACAACCAAGATAGTTTTGATTTTTACAAAGAGAACCGTGATGAACTGTTTGAGCAAAAAATCAAGGCATGGGATGAAGTATTAGATAAAATGATTTGGAGTTTTCAACAACTTGCTGATGGTGATTATGATAGTCAATATCATCATGGTAATGCAGAATATGAATGGAAAGAAACAGACAAATTATATCCCAATCCACAAACAGGAGTAATGGAGCCTACTTATCAAATGGTTGATAAAAATCCTGAGGAACACTGGTATGACTATAAAGGTCATAGATTACACGATGACCGTATACAAGAAGGTCTTGAGTTGTTTGGTAAACATTTTCGTAGTCTTTGGGATTAATATGTTTGATAATATGATTAAACAATTAGAATTGCAGACCCTAGGAAAAGGTAAGAGCAATTTCAAAATTTCTCAACAGGAGTTTGAGGATTTTTGTAAAGGTTTTTTATTTGAACAACTTAAAGGTAACAATAAGATAGGAAAGTATTTTTGTGAAAAATATAATGAAAACAATGCAGTATTGTCTATTTTGAACAACAAAGCTGCCACAGCACATATTAAAAAATTCTACGTTAAATGACTGAAAAAGTAACTATCATGGAATACAATACCAATATAAAAATTGGTTTTGGTGAGTTAAAACCAATCATTGATTGGTGTGATAGAAATTGTAAAAAGTGGGGATATGCTATAACAGAAAGTGCAGGGCGTGATGCTGGCATTTATCAATTTTTCTTTGAAAGTGAAACTGATTATATAAATTTTATTCTTTGGAAAAAATGAAGTACATTGTATTTTACCGTGAAAACAACAACTTTGATGACATTCTTAAAGATGTCACATTAAAGAAACACATTGATGAAAAGTTTCGTTGGATGCAACATTTACGTATTGGTATACGTGATAACGAATCTATTTTTAGTTACATTACACTAAAGTATGGTGACGAGATGCGTAATGCTATCTTTAAAGATTATACACCTAAACCAAATATAGACTATATACCAATGAAGTCTTAAATAACTTCGCCCGGATCAATTAAAGTTAAATCAAATCCATTACCTAGTACACAACTGGTATCGCCCTTACTTGCAACAAGTGTCCAGGATCCTGTTTTTAGATTAGTCCATAGTGACATAACACTATTAGCGGTATCTCCTACTTTTCCCATAATCAATGGTTGTTCTTTTAGTGCTAATAATTGTTTAGCTATTACATCAGTACTATAACACTGGGCCTTAATAAGTATTGCTTCTTGATTTTTTTTAGTGGAAGACTGAGCCAAGCAAAACATCGGTAATATAACTAGCAACAATAACAATTTTTTCATATATATCTCCTACAAGTGAGTCGTAGTTACTTAGATTGTTTCGCCAAAATGATTGTAAGATTAGACCTAATACTAATATAACTATTGATAATGTTCTTATTATAGCCAAAATTTCAATCAATAGTTTTATTAAATTTATACTTTGACATAACTTCTTTATCATAAAGTTATTTAGTAAGAATCAAGTATGTATAAATGTTACTTGATGGGTTTATTTTTATCAGGACCTGATTCTTTAGTTTTATCCAAACGTCTTTCAGTTGCTGGACTATAATTTTTAGGAGAAAGGTGTTGCGGGGGATTTTTTGGTCGGGGTTTGTGATTGAACCAACTCATTATAGTATGTGATATCTCTACAGTATTTATTCTAAATAGTGTTAAGGACTCATATAATAATAATGAAAACAACAGAGTTCATGGAGATGCTTGAAAAAGTACACGTGGGTAAATTTTTTGCTATCGTTTTAGCGATATACCTATTTGCGGCTTCAGTTGCTCTCAGTGTTGCCTGGTATGTGACGAGAAGATGATTCAAATTCTTCTACTTCTGCAAGTCTTTCATCTGAACGTCTAGCTATCTCTGCTAATACTTTTCTAGTTTCTTCACGTTTAATTATTTCAAGTTTTGCTTGATTAGGATGATATTTCCATTCTGGATGTCTGCGTTCTGCATCATAAGAAATATAAGCCATTAAACAAGCACCAGCTAATATTATAACTAAAAATGCACCGCCCACATATGCATCAGCACGTAATCGTGCCATCATTGCTGCTCTACGCTTTTCATAAGCAGCTTCAATTCTCATATTACGTTGAATATAAACAGATTGTTCTTTATTCATTCTTTCCATCATATCGTTTACGTCAGTCCATAATGCACCAAGTTCAGGTGGACTTTGATACACTACAGTTTCACGTAGGTCAACACTCATTTGTTCTAATTTCTTTTTCATTAATACAAGTTGTAATGCACGTTTGCCTACACTAGCATCACCTTTGTATTCTTCATGGCTTCTGCGTTCTTCTTCTTCAATAACTGTTTTACACTTGTGATAGTTTTCAAAGAATTCACCTAACTTTTCCCCAATCTCTGTATAAATGTCATCGGTTTCACCGCCCTTTTTATTGAGTTCAATAACACGGTTCTTTTCTTCTATGTATTGTTTTTTCTGTTCAGGTGTAGCTGGTTTGTTTTTATGTGCACTATTAAATTGGTCGTCAAGATCCTTTAGTACTGCCTTTACGTCACCGGCTGCACTCTTGATGTCCTTATATAATTGACACCCTTTTTTGATTGCAGATACCGCTCCGTTGGCAAGAGCAAAAAGGGTTAGTGGATCCACTATTTACCCTTATGCTATTACTGGGAAACGGGTATTTAATATACCTCTTATCATTGTTAACTCCCGATAAATATGTTATAATATACTAATATTTAATTGATCTATATCAACAAAATATTCTACTAGATAGCAAAAGGCATAAATAATATCCAATGAAAATTAAAGAAATAGCAAGACCAATGCCCCATCTATACCTAGATATGGATGGAGTTCAAGCCGATCTCTTTCATAGAGTAGCAGAATTAGAAAAGGTTGATCATTGGGACGATATCCCAGATCAAGATGAGGCAATCACACGTTTAAGCCTTAAAGGGTATGATAGTGTATATCATTTATTCGCAGATTTAAATCCATTGCCAGGTGGACAGGTTATCATTAAATGGTTGCGTGATAACAAAATCCCATTTACTGTACTAAGTGCACCACTACGAAATGAGCAAGAAGCAAGTAAACAAGGTAAACGTGATTGGTTAGATAAGTATAATCCAGGAACAAGTAAAGATGCTATCTTTACCAAACGTAAGTTTAAATATGCTGTTACTAATGGGCATCCAAATGTTTTGGTTGATGACTTTAGTTATTACTTAGATAGCTGGACTGATGCAGGTGGTATAGCAGTTAAGCACAGAGATGAAACAACCGACAATACTATTGAACAACTAGAGAAAATTTATAAACCTTATTTGGGTAAATAAGTTGTTGATAAATAGTATACAAAAGTGCTATAATAATATATGACTAAAACATTTGTACCTAGTAAAGAAAGTTACGAGGTAACTACATTAACAGAAAACGGGGACGTAATCATTCCTCTACCTCCACCAATGCTTAAAAAATTAGGTTGGAAAGAAGGTGATACATTGCAGTTTAGTGTAGATAGTAATGGTCGCTATATTATAAGCAAAGCAAGAAATGGCAGCAACAATACCAACAATACCGGCAGGTAGTATCACTCCTATATATAATAGCAATTCAGCATACGCATCAAATATATTCAATGTAAATTCAAGTTCAACTACGAATTCAGGTGCATTTTTACAAAATACCGGTGTAAATACTGTGTGGCAAAGTCCATACATAGTAAATAGTGATTTTAAACCCAATACACTAAATGTAGAAGGTGATGCTGAGTTTAACGGTAATGTTAAAATCAAAGGTGTAGAACTAAGCGGATTATTAGAAAATATAGAGAAACGATTAGCCATACTACACCCAAATGAGAAATTAGAAGAAAAATGGGAAAAACTCAAGGAATTGGGCAATCAGTACCGAGAATTAGAGAAAGAAATACTACATTCTGAAGAAATGTGGGCTATTTTAAAGAAATAAACTTGACAATAAATAGATACCCTGTTATACTTATATCTATGTTAACTACATTTATACCATTATGACCATGCATTTACATCATCCCAGTCTTAGTTTAAGTGGGAAAAAGAAGGGTAAAGTTAAGTTTCGTAATGCTGAGGAAGCACGTAAGGCACGTGAACTAGATGCTAGTTGGAAAGAATTAAAATCCAAATGGCAAGTTGAGGAAGACAAAAAGAAAAGCCGTGCATTAAAAGCGCCTACTTTAGTTTACTCATTAAGTACACCAGTTGGTCGTACAACACAACGTATTAATAGTTTAGACACTGGTCATGTTGGCGCAGTTACTACTAAACAAATTCCTCAATATACTGGCACAAAAATGCTAGGCGTAGCAACATTGCATAAAAGCAATGCAGTACCTGTCTTTTCGCAAGAAGAGGCAACTGATATTAGTAAAATGAGGAGATAAGTTGGCAAAAGAAGAAGGTATAAAAATGGATGGCAAGGTAATAGAAGTATTACCCAATGCCATGTTTAGAGTAGAAATGCCCAGTAAAAATATAGTAATGGGATACATTTCTGGTCGTATGCGTAAGCATGATATTAAAATATTGTTAGGTGATACAGTAGAGATTGAATTTAGTCCTTATGACCTAACAAAAGGTCGCATTACCAGACGTAGGTAACAAAAATGTAATATGTTTCAGTCTAAATATATAATGACTGTAATAATATTAACCAAACTCGACCGTAACGAATACGAATCCAATAGACTAGTAGAAAGTTTTGCAAGTAAAGGCATAACTGCTAGTATGTGCCACCCTGATGATTTTGACATCATTGTAGACAGGGATTTACACAAGGGATTAAAATACAAAGGACAAGATATAGAATTACCTAAACTTGTATTAGTAAGATTAGGTGCTGGTATACTTCCTTTTCAATTAGCAGTTGTTAGACATTTTGAACAAGCAGGTGTAATGTGTGTTAATGGTAGTACACCAATAGAAACTGTTAAAGATAAATTACGTAGCAGTCAAATAATGAGTAAGAATGGCATAGCTATACCTAATACTATGATGGTTAGAATGCCAATTGATGATGGTTTAGTAAAGAATAACATAGGATTTCCCTGTGTAATTAAAGTTGTAACTGGTAGCTATGGTGAAGGTGTTTATCTTTGTGAAAAGCAACGTGATTATAAAAAACTAATGGAGTTTATTGACAATCTAGGTAATAAAAAAACTATGATTGTACAAGAATATCTTGGTGATAGACCAGGAGAAGATTTGCGTGTGTTAGTTATAGGTGGTAAAGTAATTGGTGCTATGCGTAGAACTGCACCAGAAGGTGATTTCCGTGCTAATATCACTAACGGTGGCACAGGAGAAAACTATCCATTAACCGATGAAATAGAATTTCTAGCACGAGAAACCGCCAGAGCACTAAATTTAGATATTGCGGGTATAGATTTATTGTTTGACAATCGTGGATTTAGAGTATGCGAAGCAAATAGTAATCCAGGATTTGCTGGATTTGAGAAGTATTGCAATGTTGATGTTGCTGATATTATAACAGAGTATATTAAGTTTAAGATACAATAATTGATAAATACATAATCAATTTATAGGATTATGTATGGTAGCGTCAAGTTTTAAGTTTGGACCGGGAATTACTTTAACAGGTGGAATGACATTATATCCATCAGGTGGTGGAGGTCCTGCAGGTGGTGATATTACTATCACATATGCCGAGTTTGCTCCAGGTGGCGGTAGCCCCATCCCAGGAAATCTTGAAGATCCAGGTGGTTCAGTATCAAGTATTGGTATTATCATAAGCACTCCGGGGAGGTCAGGGGTATTAATGGCAGGTTTATCAGCCCCAAATGTCACTTTTCTTTCAGCAAATCTACCAGATAGTCACCCGGGCGGTAGCGGATAAATATGGACTGCAAATTGGAGTTCTGGTAGCACATACTCTACTACGCCTGTTGCTATATATTATTCAACCAATGTATATGGTGGAACCGGTATAGTATACTGGATACTTGATCCAGCAGATAATACATATCACACCGGTGCTGCAGGTACATTTAACTTCCCAATGACATTGACTGCGGGAACAACAACAACATCATTTACAAATTAATATATTATGAACAACAATCAACCAATACAAATCCCAGATACTGCAAAAGAAAATCACAAACCATGGTGGCCGGTGTCACCTGAGAACAAATAAAGGAAATAAACATGTCAATATCAAATTTAACACTAGAACAAGGCCTAACAATAGGAGAAGGAATCACAATATCACTAGGTAGCTCTGGTGGCGGTGGTGGTTACTCTACAACCAATGTAACATATACATTTGGTTCTGTGTCAGGTAGTACAGTTAGTGATTCTAGTGGAAGCGGAAAGAACGGCACAATAGTAACTAGTACAGGTTCTGCATCTACTGGTACCGATAGTCATGGCGCATATATTCATTTATTGAACAGTGCATATATTGATGTAGTAGGTGTAAACTTGAATAATTCATTTACTATATCTATGGTAGCATCTATTGATAGCACACAAGTAAAATATTGGGCAAGTTTATGGGGTAATGAGACTTGGACAACTGGTGCAGGACTTGTAGCATATCTATCTGCTGTTGACAACTTAGATGTTACTGCAGGTGGACATATGGGTGGTAATCAAAATATCAACGTAGGTTCATATACATTAAGTGATGTTGCTCAATGGGACTTTGTGTTTAATTTTACAACAGGCTTCACACTTACAGTCTATCGCAATGGATCAGCAATATTAGCTACTACATCTTTCTCACCACCGGCTGGTGGTATAAGTATGAACGATTTATATATTGGTAGTAGACATGCTAGTGATGGTACTGGATCACTAGATACTATTAACATGAAATTATATAAATTCAATCTATTCAATACTGCATTAGATAATGCTACTGTTGGTGGTAACTATACTAACAATAGAGTTACGTTTAACTTCTAATATAACAACAAACAATTAAGGAAAAATATGACAGCACCACATTTAACACTAGGCGAAGGCCTAACAATAGGTGAGGGAATAACAATATCACTCGGAGGCTCCGGAGGCGGAGGCGGTGGAACTAGTTACGTAACATGGAGCGGGTTATCTCCCTCAGACAACCCGCATAGTTGGACTACGCAACTATATGGTGCTAACACCATTTCTATCCCATGGCAGTGGGGCGGATATAATATGACAAAACCATTGCCCACGTCAGGAGAAACAGTATCAGATACTAGTGGACATACAGGTACAATTTTATCTGTAACTCATAATAGAGGCGGATCAGGTGATAATCTATTAATTACTCTTACTACAAATGTTCCGGGATTTGCATCAGACACGTCAGTAAACATAACATAATAAATGCGTGACCTAATTGTTTTACTTGAAGAAAAGAACAAACCTCAGGATATAGAGATTATTCCTCTAAATTTTGAATACAAAAACGTAAGTCCTGTATTGAGTTCCAATACCTTAGATTTACATTATGGTAAGTTAGCACATGGTTATGCAGATAGGTATAACAAGAGTGAGGGTGACAAAGACTTTAACTATGCAGGAGCCTTCTTACATAATATGTTATTCCCACAGTTCAGAGAAGTAAGAAACAATAACAAACCAAATGGTCCTATGCTTGGATTCGTTAACAAACACTATGGAAATTATGATAGCATGAAAACTAAGGTTGAAGAAGAAGCAATGAAGATTCAAGGTAGTGGTTGGATATACTTAGCATATGATGGATCAATAAAAACAATCAAGAACCATGAAGTACGTAATGATATACTGTTATTAATTGATTGGTGGGAACATGCATGGATATTAGATTATGGATCTGATAAAAAGAAGTATATAAAAGAACAATGGAAGATCATAAACTGGAATGTAATTAACACACGTTGGGGTAAGAGTTTATGAGAGCAAGTGAATTTATAGCAGAAGATTTAAGTCGTAGAGGATTCTTGCGAGGGTTAGGGGCTGCCGGGGCAACTGTTGCAACAGGTGGTGCACTAGCAAAAAAGAAACCAGAAGAAGTAAGTATATTAACTAAAAAAGGCGATACGATTTATTCTTTAGCCAGAGAGTATAATACTACTCCGCAAGAAATAGTTAGACTTAATAAGTACCAGCATCTTACACTACAGTCTAAACTTCCAATAGATCATCCAATGCAAGTACCTTATACTTTTCCAGAAAAAACAAAAGCACCTGCTAAACATATAGAGCCAGTAGCACAAAAACACACAGAGCCAACAAAGGCTTCTGAATTACCTAAACCAAATACACCATCTAAAACTAGCGGTAATGCATTAGAAGAACCAGGATTCATTGATAAATTAGTACGTGTGGCGCAGGAATTAGGCGTTTCTGCTAAAGCATTATTTGGTATTATCAAGCATGAATCGCATTTCAAACATCATCAACCTAATCCATATAGTAATGCCATTGGACTTATACAATTCATGCCAAAAGTTGCTGAAAAATTAGGAACAAATACACATCAACTTTCTAAAATGAGTGCTACCCAACAATTAGATTATGTATATAAATATCTAAAACCCAAAATTAAACCGGGTATGGATATCGGTGATATGTACATGGCAGTGTTTATGCCTGCTTATGTCGGCGCCCCTGAAAATACTGTATTAGGTAAAAAAGGAGGCGGTGAATTAGGTACCACCGGTTTAAGTATGCATAAAATTTGGGAACAAAACCCACCTTTTTCAAACGATTTAGAAAAACCTTACTTTACAGTCGGTGACGTGAAACGTAGACTAGCATCATTCATGCCAAAATAATATGAGAGCAAGTGAATTTATCATAGAAGATGCTTTCAAAGGCATAGATATCAACATTGAAATACAAAAAGACGATGAATATGTTGATGATGACGATTATGATAACCAAGTAATGTATGTTACTGCAAGTAGTAATGGTCGTGAGTTAGGTCATGTATTATTTGCCTTTGATGGTGAATATTTACTACCACAAGACCTAGAAGTTGACGAACGCTATCGTGGACAAGGCATTGCTCAAACCATGTATGACTATGTAAAAAGTAAAGGCTATAAGATACGCCGTAGTGGACAACAAACGGATGCAGGTGCAGGCTTTTGGGCAAAACATCGCCCCGAACAAAACGTATGGGAACAAGATGAGAGCAAATGAATTTATAACAGAATGGCGCGAAGCGTACTTATACCACGCCACAAGTATTCCCGATTCCATTAGAATATGGCACCAAGATGCTATAAAGGGTGGCACAGGGCCCACTAGTGGTCGTACTAAATTTAAGGGAGTAAGTACCACACGAAATTATAACTATGCATTGGGATATATGGTTGGCAATAACCGTGATAGTACTGGCGGAGTTATATTCTGGATCAACCAAGATTTAGTAAAAAGAGATTTAGGTAGACGTAGACTTAAAGGATATGATTGGTTTACAGATAATCAACCTGATGACACCAGTGATGAATTTCAACGCCGTAGTGAGTTTGACGATACTGATAGGTTTGAAACAGTTATTACAAAAGGCGGACTACATCCATTTAAAAAATACGTGGCAAAAATTGAAATTTGGTTGCCCAAGACTTCAGATAGAATGCCACCACCTGAAGAACTAACTCCTGTTCAAAAATGGAATTGGGAAAATAATTTAGGTGATTATAATCTTGATCCAAAAAATCCTGACAAATATAATATTAACATTCGTGTTGATCAAAAGGTAATGGATAGATATCTATTAACTCCTGCAGAGAAACAAACTTGGCAATCTATGACAAGTGATCCTAGATGCGAAATAAAACAAACACTCGGATTACCAAGACAATATCAGGGCACTGATATAAGACATAAAGTACAATATGATACTGATCATCCTATGTATGGCGGAAGACGATGAGAGCAAATGAATTTATAACTGAATCATCGGGACTACAATTTGCAGTACATACGCCTGACAATTTTGCAAGTAGTTTTCAAATTATCTTATCGGTTAAAGGCAAACGTATAGGTCATTTTAATTTTGTTCGTGATCCTGATACTGATGATGTCAATAATGAGGCAGAAGTTGATAGTCGTTTTTTAGGGCAAGGTTATGGCAAACTATTGTTGTTGAAGGCAATTGACGTTGCCAATAACCATAAATTAGACTTTCAACAAGACATACGTGGCGTTACAGATAGTCAACAAAATGTCTATGACAGTTTGGAAAGCGCAGGATATATTGTTACCCCTGGTGATGGGTTTTGGTTCTTGACTCCGCAAGGTGAACAAGAACTTGCTGGAGTATCATAATGAGAGCAAGTGAATTTTTAATTGAAGGTAGAAATTATTCAGTTATAGTGGTGGATGTACAACCTGAATATTCGGGCATGAATGACGGTGATGAAAACTCCGTATTCACAGAAATTATTCAATTTGTAAACCATCAAACCGGACCAGTATTGATGTTTGTCAACGCAGAAGATCAAGGACTCAGTGGAGATACTGTACAAAGTATTAAAGAATATTGGGACGATTCGGGATTTGCTCCGGAGAATTGGCGCAGAGTTCAAATAGCGGACAAAGGTTATGGCTACTTGCGTAGTTGGATGGATCACGGGATAGAACCTGCAACGATTATTGCCACTATACGTGAACTGTATCAACAAAAGAAAACGGATAGTAGAGAATTACAATTTCCTGCATCTAACAGACGCACTCCGCAACAGAGTTTG